TCAGAACCAGGGAATGGTCGCCGTAGAACTTAATCCATAGCTTGTGAATGTCCCGCTAACAGGTTCAGAACGCAGTTCGCCGTGACGAATAAACACCCGAAATTGTTGCTGATTCGACAAGCTTTTAACGTTCAGGTAAGGCAAATCGCTATGCTGTTCGGTTGACTCCACCAGGCGCTGCTGCGCCTGCTCTTCCGTCAACCATCCCTTCCTGACGGAACGCCGCAATAACCGTTGCGGACTGCTTTTCACCTGCACCCGACTCACCGTGCGCCAGCCTTTTACAGCCGGAACAGGCGTTATCGCCATACACTGGCAATAATCATTCAGCCCCTTACGCCATGAACCGGCCTCAAGTTCCTGTAACGCCGATAACGAACCATGAAGACGCAAGCACGATCCTGGCGTCACGCCAAACTGGGGGAAGCTAACGCCAATATCCCCCTTTCCCCTTGCGCCTAACGCACGATGCAGTTTGGCAAATAACGCCGCCATCAGCATTTCAGTATTAAATTCGGGGTCTGGCAGGACACGGAGATCAAGATAGTGATCCATCATCGCTCCTTATTCGCTTTTCTCACCAAATACGCCGCCGCGAACCAGTACCGCCATCACATAATGCTGCTGAGCGGCATCCGGTTTCATACCCTTAGTGACCCAGTTATCCAGTAAGGTATAAAAATCCATTTTATCCTTCGGCTGGCGACACGCTACGCCACGACTGGTTACTGAGCCATAGGGTTCTACCGCAATCGCGCCCAATTCTTCTACTTTTGGGTGCCACGTATCGACGGTACGCAAAGCGTTGCCGATTTTCTGCGAGTGAATGCCCGCAACACCACTGACCTGGTATAACACCCTGCTTTTACTGCTGTTACTGTCCAGCACCAGTTCCTGCGAAGGAAAAACCTCCTGCCCGGCGCCCAGACGCACCTGCGCTTCGACAGTCAGCATGACCCATTCCTGACCGCTTAATCCTTTTTCGATTATCGCCGCCAGTTGGCTCAGCGAAGCATCTTCCTGCTCAAACTCACGCAGGGAATAGTTGTGACTGTTAAAAATCCATTCCTGCCCACTGGCCGCGACATTCACCTGGATCTGCTCAGCGCCAATGCGGTTGCGCCACAGGAAACGTCCGTTTGCCAGATTCGTGGCGTACCTGCGCGCCAGTTCACCAAATCCATACTCATTGATATAGCCATCAATAACCTGCTGAAGCGCATCCTGGTATGCCATATGATGCGCCGCGCGATAAATGCGCCCATTTCCGTGAGATAAATGGCATCGCTGCGGCGTTTCAATATTTGCAAAAGAATTACATTTCTACTGCGTTATCCTTCCTCTGACCATCCACAGGAAAGTATCGGTAAAGCGTCGATAACCCTACCCCGTAAATAATGGCCAACTGCTGGCGGGTGTGCCCCTTCACCAAAAGCCGCCCAATCTGCTCTCGCTCATGCGCTTTTAATGCGTTGGGTCTTCCACCTACGCGTCCCTGTGCCCTGGCTGCTGCCAGCCCGGCCAGCGTTCGTTCGACGATCAGCTCGCGTTCCATCTCCGCCAGTGCCGACATCACATGGAAAAAGAAGCGCCCCATGGCAGTACTGGTATCAATGCTGTCTGTTAAAGAGCGGAAGTGGGCACCGCGTTCATGTAACTCTGATATCAGTGCGATCAGGTTCTTAACGCTGCGTCCCAGCCTGTCCAGTTTCCACACGACCAGGGTGTCTCCGCTATTAACGCACTTTAAAGCGCGTTTCAGACCGGGGCGACTGGCAACTTTTCCGCTCATACGATCTTCAAAAATGCGGTCACAGTTTGCGCTTGTGAGTGCATTACGTTGTAAATCGCTGTTCTGGTCGATTGTTGATACGCGGATATAACCAATGACGGCCATCAATTCTCCTCCTCTATGTCGCGGTGGGAGGATTTTTACAGATTTCGCTATGTGTAACTGCTTTTCCAAAAACCTTGGTTTAGGAGATCTGACGAAAGCTGGTGTTGGCAATGGCCTGATCTCCACCAATGGATACGCCACACTTCCCCTGATCATTGGCGGAGAAAAAAAGGTTCTTATCATTCAATGGGGAACTACGAGCACAACAGGTAGTGATGGAAAGGCTACAGCAACATTTCCTGTTTCATTTACGCGAATCCCTTTTTATGTAGGTCTGACTGAAACAACCGGAGAAACATCCGGCATTGGTTCTGTATGCGTGTGGTCAAAAGAGATCACGTCCACCACCACTACCGGTTTTTCTGCGCTGGCGTCAAAACCCTGGGCATCGTCGTTTACAGCCGGTGAAGCTGCAAATTATCTCGCGGTAGGATTCTAATAATGAGCAAATATATTTACAGCCCTTCCCATAACGCGTTTTATCTGACCGCATTAAAAGCAGAGTATGAGCTGTCTGATAACTGGCCCGAAGATGGCATGGAAATTAGCGATGATTTATTCATCCAGTACACATCAACACCACCTGACGGGAAAGAGCGCGGTGTGGACAGTGATGGAATGCCGTGCTGGGTAGATTTACCAGAACCAACAACCGAGGAGTTAATTGCTGCCGCAGAAAGCAAACGACAGCAATTAATCAATGAGGCTAATACCTGCATCAATAACAAACAATGGCCCGGTAAAGCTGCAATTGGCCGCCTGAAAGGCGAAGAACTGTCGCAATACAATCTGTGGCTGGACTACCTTGATGCGCTGGAAGCCGTTGATACATCCAGCGCACCGGATATTAACTGGCCTGTTCCCCCGGAACAGTAGGCCATACGGGTTTTGTTGTATCAACACGCATCAGCAAAACCCGGTATTTTTTCCATTCAGCCAGTTCGGCGGCTTCCTGTTCTGTCGCTATTCCGGCGTCAACGGCGTCCTGCCGCCAGGCGATTTCGGTATCTGCGGTTATACGTAGCTGACTTCTTATGGCTTCGGCTTCAGCCATGTAGTCTTCCTCAGTTTTGACATATTCAATAAGTACTGGCGGAGTGCTGGTAAAATCAATGGTCTTTCCTTCTGTCTGGCCTTCTAATAATTCATTCCATAATTCGGCACCAATTTCATATGCATCATCAGGAATGTTAGAAATGCCCTCAACATAAAAGCCAGGGGTTAATTTAGAGGCGTAGATTTTCATATCATTAATACCCTATAGCAATCCAGCGTACTGTTGTATTAGTCAGCGTACTGGCTCCCGTTGTACGCCCAGACACCTTAATAGTTGAGAGATTCTTCGGAATAACCGATACAACCTTGATTGAAGTATCGTCACCTGATTCACAACCTACACAGCCACCAATCCAGCTATTGAATGCCGTGGGAAGTGTCACTGTGGCCCCTGTGGAACCTGTTGCAGTGGCTCCCCACTGGATGATTAAACCGCCCGGTATCTTCTGGTAGCCAGTTGTTGCCAGGCTATTGCCGAAGCTATTCATATCTGGTATCTGATTTGCTCCTGCCCCTACATTACGTTTTGCGGCTTCCCCCAAACCAAGGTTTTGAAGAAAAGCTGCCTTATCGGGAATATCCGCACCGTTCTGGTCTTTGGCCAGTTTCTCCGCCAGCTTGTTCAGCACTGTGGTCGCAAAGTTCGGATCGTTGCCAAGGGCATCAGCCAGCTCTTTCAGCGTATCCAGTGTTTCTGGGGCTGTACCTGCAAGCGCAGCAATCGCCCTCGCCACAAATTCTGTCGTCACCAGCTTTTTGCTGTTGTCATTAGCTGCAGGCGTGGGGGCTGTTGGCGTACCCGTGAATGTTGGGCTGGCCTTCGTCGCGTACTGGGTATGCGGGTCGGCCGCTGCGATGTGTTTCGCGAGATCTGAACCGCCTTTTTCAACCTGTTGTTTCAGGTATGAAGTACGGCTGGCCAGCTGTTTAGCCTGACGGTTAGAAATTCCGTCAGGCCCACCCAGTACGGGGTCGGAGACCTCAATCTGGTAGATGCCTTCTTCCCACTGCGGGGTTTCGGGTAGATTTGCCATAATTAACTGCTCCCGTGGTTATAGCTGCCGTCATAGTTGACGGTGTTGTTGTAGCGAATGGCGACAGACTGATACTCCAGACTCGCCAGATGGCAGCGGGCCGGAGCAAAGGCAGCGAGCGTCTGGCGTAACAGCGCCGCCTGATCGTTAGTGATGGGCTGTTGAAGGATGACGCGATAGACCGCCCAGGCTTCCGCATCGCCGTGGACAAAAAGCCCGTTATAACTGTGTTTGCCGTCGTATCCGATCTGGCCAGTGCCTTCAATCAGATCCACTTCGCCAAAGCCAAAACGGCGGATAATTTCCCGGATTGACCACGGCGTCCCTTTGTAGCTGTGCAACTCGATGGCGGATTTGATGAGCATGCGGCGTACATCGTCTGACTCCGCCAGTTCCCAGCCGTCACCGAACAGCAAGAACTGCTCGCCCAGCCATGGCAGCGCAGAGCTGTCGACAATATCGACGAGGTAGACCATCAACACGCTCAGGTCGATGCTGTCCAGTCTTCCGGCCAGATTGCCCAGTGCCCTGAAGCTGATATCCCCCTCAAGTGCTGGCGGGAGTTTTAGCGTCTCAGCCATCGACAACTCCCGTGATAGTTACGTTGATGGCGGTACAGTTAGCCCACTCATTCTCTGCAAGAACAACAAGTTCAAGGCCGGGTAGTTCAACCTGGTAAACGCCGCTGACAGTCAACACCGCGTTAATTTGTCCGGGGACGATATCCACGCCCAGCCTGGTTCTTCGGGCTGCGACCCAGTTCTGGATGGCGTTGTTTGCCTCGTCTTTTACCGAGTTTGCATCCTGATTGCGGTAGATGGTGATATTGGCATCTATGGTGTAATCCACCTGCACGGGCGTTTTAGCCCGCACGGTATCAGTGAGCGGCCTGACTTTTTCGTCTGAGCAGAAGCTCTCTACCAGCGTGAGGATGCTGTCGTCCGGCAGGCCGGTACTGAGCAGTGGATACAGCTCTACGGTGCCCGGAACCGGGGAGAGCACGGCGACGTCAACGATGTTGGGATGGGCCTGCATGGCATGAAAGCGGTATGCCATACGACTTCCGGCGTTAGTGAATGACTCCGGGGCCAGTTTGATACGCTCGCGGAGCCTGTCATTGTCTTCCTGCTCTGAACCGCCAGAGCTGGCCGCCAGATTGGTCACCTGCAGGTCGACGTTATCAATCTCATCGAGCAACTGGCTGACCTGTGCAGGTTGCCAGCCGTTGCCAGCGGCTCCTGGTTCGGTACAGGTGGCTGTGGCATTGACCAGCAGCAATCCGGCTTTCAGTACCACGTCCGTATCGGTGGCAAAAATAATGCTGTCGGAAGCGCTGACACGGGTACCTGCCGGAATCAGCACATCAATGGCCAGTTCCTCATCCACGGAGAACTGGAGCGTGGTGGTGGCAGGCTGCGCGGCAAGGCGGTACACACCAACCAGTTCACCGAGGTAGTCAATCATCGGCTCACGGGCAAAGGCGACCAGATTCTGTTTGGCTGCTTCCTGCGCCGCTACCCTGACCAGCATTTCGCGGTATGCCCACAGGTCAATCAACAGGCGCTCAGCCTGAGCGGGGTACAGCGTTTTGCCGGTTGCGGCTTCGTATTGAGCAATCATTTCAGCCGTGATTTTATCGGCATCGCGTTCAATAAAGTCGGGTTCTGTCAGCGCCATAGCAACTCCTGAGTCCGGGTCTGTCCGTCAGAGCCTTTCCAGCTCACCCGGAGCGTAAGATGTTCGCCGTCGACGGCGGGTTTTACCGACATCAGCTGGCAGCGAGGCTCCCAGCGGCGGATGGCATCGACGGATTCGCGCACCACATGCGGGATAGCCCGGTCGATGGGCCAGTCGATATAAAGATGCAGATTGCTGCCGAACTCCGGGCGATGCGGGTCGCTGCCGCGAGGAGTACGCAGGATGATTTGAATGGCCTGCCAGATATCATCCAGCCCCCGGACGATTTCGCCAGGGGCCTGCAGAGCCGGTTGCCAGAATACTGAGGTTGTTTTCATGGGGGCAGTATTGCCCCTGTGCGGGAACGCCGATATTAAAGGCGTTTAAGAAGGTCAGTGGGAGTGGTGATTGGAGTTCTGGCCGTCAGCAAAAATGTTACCTTTCGCATGGGCGTTCCCGTTGATTTCAAAGTTGCCGTTCACCGTGGTGGTGTCAGCGGTCAAATCAATGGTTTTTCCCTTCAGGCTGATACTTGCCGCAACCTCGATTACTACGCGCTCGATACCGCCTTTGACTGTCAGCGTATGGGTCGCGCGGTTATAGCTGAACTCTGCGCCATCCGCGTATTTCGTGCCCCGGACGTTTTTGTCGCTGAACGGCGGTTTATCGACTTCTGAGTACACCGCGCCCAGAATGACACCATCCTCGCCGTTGGCATCGAGCAGCACCTCAACCTGCTCCCCTACGTCGGGGAGCCAGTAATCCTTGTTATCCTGGGTATTGCGCTGCAGCACGTTAAGCCAGTTAGTGCGCAGGTTATCGCATTCCGGCAGACGAACGCGGGCCTGAACCTTGTCGGCATCGACAGCGCTGACCGTACCGACCTGACGGGTGACACCTGCCATTATTTCTTCTCCTTTATTACCGTGGACGTGCTGCCGTCCGGTTTATAGACGGTCAGCGTCTGGGTTTTGCCGGTCTTTTTACCTTTCTTCGCCTTGCCCTGCGTGACCGGCCCTCGTGCCACTTCCAGTTCGGTGATGTAGCCGTTGTTACGGTCAAACGCATGGCGGGCAGTAGTTATCAGCCATGGCCCGGATAACTGACCAAAGCCCACCAGTTCAATTTTGTTGCCTGCAGTCAACTGAGGCGTCCCCATCAGCGTCAGCGAGCCGTTCTGCTGGTATTCGTTATGTCTGGCCAGCGCCGAATCTGCTTTAATCCGGGCGCTGTCCGGGTCACTGACGCGGCTGTTGACCTTCAGTGAGTCGGCACTGGTGACCTTACCGCCTTTGGTTTGTTTGTCGCTTTCGCTGGTGCCGCCATCAGCTTCGTAGACGATCAGCTTTTTATCGCTGCTCTTCTGGTGTTTTACCTTCGCGGATTTGTAGACGCGGTTGATGGTGTCACGCAGGGAAAAACTGGCCACATCCTGTGGCTTCAACTGTTTTACCGGCTCCTGACCGCGCAGCGTGGCCAGATGAGAGAAAATCAGCTGGTCGCTGACAACTTTTACGGCATAGCCATACTCGCTGGCCAGCCGACGCAGGAAGCCCACGTCCGTTTCAGCGTACTGGGTCACCCGGTCAATTTTGATGGACTCAATACTGCCAACCAGCTTCAGCTGATGCTTTTTGGCAATCCGCCCTGCGATGGCCGCCAGCGTGGTGCTCTCGAAACCACGACTGGATTTAGTCCGCAGAGCGTTGTTGACCGACGTGGCCACACCCCGGATAGCGACAACGGACGCGGGCGAACTCACCTCGATCTCGTCTATCGAGAACGTACCGCAGGACAGCAGCTTCTCGCCCTGATAGCCCATTTTCAGCGTCAGCGTGTCCCCCTTGCCCGGATACCACTTATCCAGCCAGCGGCCACCGGTGTCGTCCAGCTCCACCTCAATGGTATCGGACTCGCTTTTGATGTTATCGCTGTAGGTTACGCGGGTGACATAGGGGGCGATATCGGTGGTGATGTTCTTCTGCAGATACCACAAAGTGAATACCGGACTCAGAACATCGCTGACGCCGGTTAACGCTGATGCGGCCTGTGCAGTGCTGTTTATCTCAGCCATGGGGCAATATCCTCTTCTGTGGTGGCTTCTTCAGCCTCGATAACCGGGATCAGTAACAACAGCCCGGAGGGCAGCACCGGCGTAATGGCCACGTGCGGATTGGCGGCAATTATCCGGGGATAGCCCAACGGGTCGCCGTAGTACTGCCATGCCAGAGAGTCCCAGCGCTCTCCGTAACGGGTGACATGTTCAAGAAACATCACACACTCCTCGCCAGAATTTTAGCTGCCATGGTGCTTAGCCCCGGCGACATCCGGGTGAACGTGGTGCTGGCGGAGTTGAGCTGCCCGGAAACGGCATCCAGCGCTGCCGCGATATTGCTGCCGTCCACGCCGCTCAGCGAAGACTGCGCCTGTTGGACATACGTGGCCGCATCACTGGTGGCCCTGGCCAGACTGATGGCATCAGGCATGGATTCAGAGAGCGCATTAAACGCAGGAACGCTCTGGCCTAACGCCCCGGATACGTTGCCCAGTCCGCTCATCAGCCCCGGCACGCGGGTCAGTGCAACGGCGGGGTTATCCTTCATTTTCTGCGCCACCCGAACGGCGCTGATGGTGGTCTGGAGGACAGACTGCGCCTGTTTGGCATAGTTGACGCCGTCGCGAACGTACTGCGCCACCCCGGAGGGCGAAGGAACGGCACCGGAGACCGCCCCGACGCCGGGTACCTGCGTGCGTATTGCAGGCGGCTGCAGCGGGTTTTTCGGGTCGCCAATGTACTCACGGAGAGATGCGGTGGCATTCACGGCCAGCACGTTGCCGGTGCTGTCGGTCTGCTCGCTGGTCGCGGTCACGTCGGTAATCACGAACCAGCCGCGATAGTCACCGTTGCCGAAAACCAGCGCCAGCGCCTGATGGGCTTTCATGGCCGTTCTCAGTCTCGCCAGCTCCACGTCGGGCACACAATAATGCTGATGGAAGACTAGGCTTATCTGGATTTCGTCCAGCTTATCGCCGACGAACTGCAGGCCGGGCTTACCCTCGATGCGGGCATGTTCGGCATAATCGACACCGAAAGTGGCCTCAAAGCCGTCCCAGTAGGTAATCAGTTCAAACTCAATATCACCCAGTACCGCAAACATTATTCGTACCCCCGACGTTGTTTCTGAGCCAGCAGACGTTCCAGCATTTTCTCCAGTTCATGCAGGCTCATATTCAGTGCGCCGGTCAGTCCGGCTGGCGCTGCGGTTTCTTTGCCATTGAGGAAAAACTGAGGATTAAAGCTGACCTGAATACCGCCAGATGTTCCGCCTCCGGCTGCAGCTGCGCCACGGCCTGAATATCCCGCAGCCATGATTTCCGGCGACGGGATGCGGGGAACGTCCGGGGTCATTTCGGTGGCAAGACGCTGACCCGCGAGTGCGGCCAGTGGTGTGGTACGCTGCAGGCCGATAGCGGCACCCTGCGCGATGTTGTCACCAAAGCCTATAAACACGCGGCTCGGCGAATGAATACCCAGCTTTTCCTTGAACCAGCCGCCAACACTGTCGCCCATATCGGTTACGGTGGTTTTGAGCGACTCCCATTTGTTTTTGATGCCGTTTATCAACCCGTCGATAAGATGGCCACCGAAGTCAGTGAACTTCGCGGGCAGATCAACGCCGAGATATTTCAGCGCAGCCGCAAAGGCTTTATAGAGCAGACCAACCGGCGACCAGTTAATCAGCAGCTTACCAATCCCCACGATACCGCCGTTAAACGCCTCTTTAATGTCAGCCCAGCGCTGTTTAAACCAGCTGCTGACAGCCCCCCAATTGCGGTAGATAAGATAAGCCGCCGCCGCGACGGCGGCGATGGCAAGGCCGATGGGATTCATCAGCAACGCCCGACCAATCCAGAGAACAGCACGCCCGGCGATCATAATGCCGCGAACCAGCCCACCTGACAGCACACCACCCAGTGTTCTGGCGCCTCTGGCGACGGCGCTGAAGCCGGTCACCAGCCAGCGAAGTTTGCCGCCTTCACCCAGCGCGAGCGTCAGGCGAAGCCAGTTGGCCCGCAGGAGCACGGCATTTTTCCAGACGTTAACAAAGGGAGAAATAAGGAGATTCAGCCCGAGCTTGAGGCCGATGGTTGCCATCTTGAACGCAAGTAATGCGCCAATCACTTGAATTGTGCCGCTCACGAGTTGCGGATTAGCCGCTATCCATTTTCCAACGCTGTTCATTAAGGGGATGAATGTTTCCCCCAACTGGATCAACGCCGGACGTAATGATTCTCCGATGCTAATGGCCGAGTCGTTAAACCCAATCTGCGTTCTGCGCCAACGTCCTTCGAGCGTATCATTTTGTTTCGCTGCATCCTTGTCCAGCGTAGACATTGCAGAGGGGGTGTTCATTTCCTGCTTGTTAGATTGGTACTTATCCCAGCCCTGACGCATAGACAGCAGATGGTTCACGGTCTGGATATCGGTAAAGACTTCCGCCAGTCCGAAGGACTCCATCAGCTTCTGCTGGCCTTCCTGATCGCCTCTTGAGCCTGCCGCTTTCCATTGCTGCACAAATGCCTTGCCTTTACCGTCGATAAACCGGTTGGCAATCATCAGGGAGGCTTCATATTGAGAGAACCCCTGGGCTACATAATTTTGCATTGATCCCTGGTAATCCACGCCAGCCTTAGCGTATTTCTGCGTGGTATCTCCGCGTCCCATTGCCGCCAGCCAGTTTGACATATTGGTGACGGCCTCTTCCGCTGAGCCGCTGCCTTTACCCACTTCCAGGCTGGCGACGATCTGGGTTATGGCGTCTTTGCCGTAAATACCACGTGCAGCGAAGGCTTTGGCCATACCGGGTAACGCTTTCGCCATATCCTTCAGCTCAAACGAGCCTAGCTTGGCCCCGGTTGCCGCAATCCCAAACGCCTGCTCCAGCTCTTTGGCATCGGTAATTTTCAGCGCATCGCTAAAGGCGTAGGTCATTTTTGCGAGGTCAGTCATATCCGCTTTGGTGGCCGTGGCCGCTTTACCGAGCATCCCGGCAAAGGTCGCTGCCTGCTGCGGATTCATGCCATCGGCAACCAGTTGACCAACGCCGCCCAACAGAGATTCCTGGAGCTGATTGACCTGCAGGGATGCCCGACGAATGGCAGTACCGATGGCCTGTTCCTGCGTTGAATCCAGATCACCGGTGACACTGATATCGCGTAGCTGGGATTCAAACGATGAATATTGTTTGACAGAGGCCATGACCGGTGCGCCCAGCGTTCGGGCGATACCATAAGTCTCTGCCCCCTGGCCATAGAGCGCCATGCGGTTAGCTTTCAGCGCGTCACTGGTGGTTGATACTGCTGACAGGCGGCGCTGCTGGCGCTCAATTTGCTCCATTGTGCGGCTTACCCGCAGCAGCTCACTGTTGAGGCGCTGCATCCGCGAAGAACCTAACTGGCCATAACGTTCAGTTGCACGGGTTAAGGCGTTCTGGCGCTCCTGCAGGCGGCGCGATGTATCGCCCAGGGAATCAAGGGCGCGTCGGGTGCCACTGACGGCTGAGCGGAAGCTGCTCCCGACAATGCCGCCAATAATGACGCCGACTGAAAATTCACTGGCCACGGTGGTTATCCTCTGAAAGCGGAAAAACGGAAGGAAAGTGTCTGAGAGCCATGCAGAACAGCCGCGAGGGGCGGCTGTTAAGTGATGAGTCGTTACTGATTGTCGCCGAACTCGCTTTTGATTTGCTCTTCAGCCTGCTCCAGCCACATCTCCAGATCGTCAGTATCGAGGGCATCAATCTCCCCCGGCTGAAATCTAAACCACCTCGCCAGCAGCCCCTGCGCCTGCATCAGCGTTTTCGTCGCTCTTACCCAGCCCAGTGACTTGCTGAAATCGTTTCTGCAGCTCCATGTAGTCAGCAAGATCCATGTTATCGAGGTCTTCCGGGAGAATACCGGTGCTACGGGCAATCAGCGGTTCGTCCCAGTCAGCCGGGTCTTTACTGATTTTGCGCACCTGCTTCAGGTCTTTGACCGTCAGGCGTTTCAGTTCAACCTGCTCAACTCTGGTGCCTGCTGCGGTGGTGAAGGGGTAAGACAGCTTAAAAGTATCGGATTGGGTCTGTGACATGATCGTGCTCCTGTGTAAGTTCAGAGCAGTATGTCTGGAGGTGGACGTGACGGATATTAAAGGGGATTAAGAAGAAAGGGGCCGAAGCCCCTGTGATATCAGTGAGTGCGAAAGCCTTTGCAGTTACGCAGGAAGGCGATAAGAAGCGCCTTTCCTTCAGATTTGCCGATGCCGGTGAACCAGTGGTCAGGTGGCTCCCATGCCTCAATCAGGTCAGCGAGCTTTCGTGCTTTAGAGCGTGTGCAGTCAATCGGGTCATTGGTTTTCTGGGTATTAAAAAGGTTTTCCACCCCCGGAATATCAAGGATGGTAAACCACGTACCATTTCCCATGCCAATCGAACCACAGTTTCCGCCTTTATCTTCAATCTCGACGGTCACCGTCAGCCCCCGATATTGATGCGGTAGTCGGTCAACTGGTCAACGCCGCCGACGCGGAAGATGTTGGCCAGATAGTCCAGCTCCAGCAGCTCTTCACCATCCAGTACCTGCTTGATGTATGTGCAGGTGAAGCTACTGGAGAACTCAGCGTTCTCGTGCTGTTTGAACGTCCCCAGCGGGTTCTTCTTGAACATGATTGTCAGGAATGTGACCAGCGGAATTTCGTCAATCAGCCCCTGCGAACTGTAACGCTGGACGCTGGAACGGCACTGCAGCGCCAGCGACTTATACGGGTTCGCGGCAGACAGCATCGCGTCGCGGTAAAAGCTGTTCCACTTGATCTCACCCTCCAGCTTGTCGAAGCCTGCCGGGAGTTCCACCTTGCCCACCATCCCCAGCGCCTTATGCTCCTGCATGGTCATGGAGACGTCAGGCAGTTTGACCTCCTCGGCCCGGCCCAGCAGGTTAGCGCCATCCAGGTAGATGTTGGCATTCGTGATGCGGTTGATCTCAATCTTTGCCATCAGCTATTCCCCTTCAGGGTTAACAGGTATTCCGAGGTGATCTCGGTCTCAAACGTCAGTCGCTCCAGCGGCGGTGGCGGCGTGTATTTGTAGCTCAGCAACAGGTGACCGGCGGCCAGCTCCGTCTCTTCGTTGCGGGCCGGATCAAACCAGCAGCTGAAGCCCAGCAGCGCACCGTCGCCAATCAGCTTGCGACCGTAGGCGTTGACCGACTCTGTCAGCGCATCAATCAGCGCCTGGGTGATCGGCATGTCGATGTACTGCTGGCTGAAATAACGCAGGGACTCGTTGATCACATCACCGGTGCGGCGAACGTTCTCAAAGTTGCGCATATGGGTGACCGTTGGCCATGCCGCCATACGGTTGCCCCACAGACGCAGGCCGCTGCCGTAGCTGCTGAAGACCGTGGTGATGCCCTGTTCGTTGAGCAGGTTCACCTCGCTCTGCGGGTCGTCAATCATTGCCGACAGCTGGCGCTCCACGCCGGTGATACCCAGAATTTCCTGGTTGGAGGACGACCACCAGTAGCCCTTGTCCAGGTCGACCTTGGCACGCAGACCTGCAGCACGCTGGCTCAGCGGCTCCAGCCGTTCGCTGTTGGTGGCCGCGTCGTACACCTTGACGTGCGGGTAGCACAGACGGACGCGGTCTGAGCTGGTGTTGAAGTTAATGGTGCCTTCCGGGCCACGCCCCGCCAGAGCCTGCGCAAAAGTGGTACCAATCGGCGCGTCGATGTAAGTCACCGCGCCCAGCTTCTCAGCCATGGCGATAAGCTCAACTGAGACGCTGTTCTGGGTGCAGAAGACCGGGGCAATCAGGATCTTTGCGAAGTAGCCAAACAGGTTGAAGCTGTCGTTAAGCAGCTTCATGCCGGTACGGTTGCCCGCCGCATTAACGGCACCGATGATATCAGCCGGGGTGACTTTAGTTGGATCAGCATAGTTATAGCTGGCCTTCACCGTTGCATCTGCCGCGATGCTCTTACCGAGGTTGGTAATCACCCCGGTCTGTGCATCAAGCGAGTAGTCCTGACCTTCCACATAAGGCTGGCCATCGCTGTCCGGTTTCAGAACCAGCTGCGCGACCACCGGATTAGCCAGCTGTGCCTTGCCCGTCACCTTGTCGAACGTTACGTCTTCATCGGCCACAGCGGTTTTATGCACAGCCGGATCAAGCACGTTAATGACCAGAACGGTGCCTGCCCCATGGTCGTAGATCGCATCCAGCGCCTGCGGAATGGTAAAGCCGGTGAGCTGGCTGCCAAACGCCGCGGCATCTTTCTCAGACAGGCACTGCACCAGCGTATTGACGTCCCCCATCGGGGCGGTACCAATCAGGCCAATGACGGCAGACTTCACCGTTTTTACCGGGCGGGCACCGTTTTCCACCTCAATGGTTTCGACGCCATGCAGATAGTTAGCTGCCATGGGAGACCTCCGTTTTCACATCGTTGTCGCCGACGTTCCTGCGCTTTGGTGACTGCACAACCGGTGTGCTGGCAGGTTTAATCTCTTCAGATACCGGTGTCAGATGCTTCAGCGCCACCAGTACCTTCACATAGTCATGCTCCTCCGGCAGGGAAACATTCTTCCCCGGCCAGAGCAGGATTTCGGTTCCGTCCGACAGCGTGACGCCGCTGGCCGGGCCGGAATAGCGGTATTCTTTCATCACTCGCTTTCCTCATAGTTCACTTCGGTTAACAGCGGGCCGGACGGTAAATCGCTGTCTTCGATAAAGACGCTTTCAGTGGCAAAGTCGAGGGCGTACTGCCACAGCCCCTTGACCTCACCGATAAATACCTCGCGGGTCAGCCAGATGCGACGGCGGCAGTTCGGCGGGGTGTAGCCACCGAGGATGCGACGGACTGCATCCAGAACGTCAATCGCGCCTCTTTTACCGTTGAGCTGGCGGAAAACTACCGTGACGCAGAGCTGGATAGTCTGAGTCTGGAGCACCGCACCGATATCATTCGGCTTATCGAAGCGCGACCCGGCATAGCTCACCAGCAGCGCCCCAACCGGATGATTCAGGCGATACTCAGCCGGTTTCTCCGGGAAGTACTCCACCTGCAGCTGCGGCAGCTTCTCCCGTAACCGGGTCAGTACTGCATCGAGGACGGGCAGAACGTTCATCAGTATTTCTCCAGTAAGCCATCGCGCCCGCCAAAGGTGGGGCGACGTGCCCGCGCCCGGATTTCACCGGACTCAGGCACGTCTTTTTGAGTGGACTGCAGCCCCAGCGTCAGCTTGTTGTCACGCAACCCCTCCAGCTGTCGCCGGGCCTCTTTGTGGTCATCCTTCACGGTATCCGGGACAGCCCCTTCCGGGCGGCGGGTGTAGAGCCGGTAACGCACCAGCGTGATGGCAATGTCCCGCAGAACGGTCGGTATCTCCGCCAGCGGCAGGGTATAGCGTCCGCGCAGATGGGCATCAATCAGCTCATCGGCATAGCGAATACAGCTGTCCACCACCTCAGTTTTCACCGTCGCGGGCGAGTCGAAGTCCAGCTCCTCATTGGTGAGCTGGATTAACGTCCGCTCAGGAACCTGTTCAAGCAAATCCGCGAGGGTGCAGTACATATCACACCCCGCGCAGGATGCGGATAACGTCGCCTTCGGCCAGAGCCTCATCCAGCGCAATCCCGGCAGAAATACCCGCCGGGGTCTCGCCTGATGCGGCTGTCTGGGGAACGGCGCAGGCATTCTCATCCGACTGGACGTTCTGCCCTTTAGCAATCGCAGCACCAGCCTCGACGGCAACAATACCCAGTACGTTGACCGGCGTTACATCACCGGCAGCGGCATCCACCTCTGCCACGCCGAGCGCGACGGCTCCGGCCTGACAGGGCGCGTTATCGGCCCCGACAAAGCGCTGTTGCGTCAGCGCCGCGCTGGCCGTCACGGTGGTGGTCAGAATGACCTGTTGAGTTGTACCCATGACCGTCTCCTTATTTCACGATGTTGGTGACGAGATACCCGGCATCGCCACCGACCACGGCGACTTTGTAGATATCGGTATAACGGCAGTACTTCACCTTGCCGCCGACGCCGTCGTATTTATCAGCCACCGGCATCCCTTTACGGCGCAGGGTGTAACCGAATGACGGCTCGTTTTCGTCGGCGCTGTCGGTGCCTGGCTGCGGTTTGCCGACGTAATGCAGCATCAGGTTGTCGCCCCAGATATCGGTCGGGACTTTGTCCTTGTTCTGCGCGTCTTTCATGGAAGCCATGGAGACCGGCTCGCCGATAGCGACATCTTCCAGCTGGAAAAGGTCTTTCAGAATTTCGATGGTGATACGCTTGCGCTCGTTGGCTCCAATCGCGGCCTGAATCGCCGGGTGGAACTTCAGCAGCGACATGACGCTTGCGCCCATGGTCATCAGGTTCGGACGCAGACCGGTGGCGTTACGTACCGCTTCGATCCCGCCTTCAATGATGCCAATCGGATCACCCTGACCACCGGCCCAGCGTTCAGCCGCAGCCAGCGCCTTGACGTTAGCCGCACGATAGACTTTTTTGTCCTGAGCCAGACGGGCCGCATACAGTTCGCGCTTCAGGTTGACACCGCTGGTCACACGGCGAATGGCTTTGGCCTCTTCGTTGAACATCGACTCTGCCTGCTCGCGATAGTCCACTGGCGCAGCCAGATCGTGTTCGTTGAGAACCAGGTCCAGCTTGCCGGTTTTCTCGCGCACCAGAACGTTACTGTCAGCCCCTACGGCACGCTCGGTGTCGTACTCCACAAAAGCGGATTTACCGAAGGTCGGCACGGTCACACCTTCCTTATCGGTAAGGACAATGGGGAAGATGCGTTCGCCGATGAAAGCGGCATTTTTATAACCGCGTGCGATACTGGTCAGCACCGGGTCAACGACGCGCTTACCCTTTAAATAGTCAGACATGTTCTCTCCTTAATTACAGGCAGCGGGAGACAGCAGCGTCGTAGCTGATGCCTTCTTTTTTCGACAGTTCCAGCGCTTTCTGATGCAGCGCCAGACGTTCCGGGTCGGCTTCAGCAAATTCTGCTGACGTCGTTGAAATATCCGTGTCCACGCGGTCTTTGGTCGCATGCTCACTGAAATTCAGTACCGGCTCAGTGCTGTCCAGCAGCGTCTTAAACGCCGTGGCCAGCGGGGTGCGGGTATCGCCTTCGGCAAACTCAACCGGCTTGTCACCTGCAGAGACCGCGTCAAGAATGGCCACGACAACCGACTTCGCTTTGGGGGCCAGTCGGCCATCGCCAACCAGCTTCTCGGCAAAGGAGACGTTGTCCGCGTGCAGCTTGTCCTGCCTGGTCTTTGCTTCCTGTTCCGCCCGCTGGGTGGCTTCCGCTTTCAGACGCGTGTTTTCCGCCTGAAGCGCTTTGATTTCTTCTTCAGTCATGGTGCTGTTCTCTTGTTGAGGGTTGGGATTGTGTTCACTGAAGTCCGGTTCAGACTTCCCGGTGTCGCGGTAAGCCTCTTCGCGCAGGGAGTCAACCTGCCATGAAGGAAGCACCTTATCGGTCTCGTCCAGCCCGAACTGGGCGATCAGGAAATCGCGCAGACGGCCCCATAAAGAGGCGTTGGTGATATCACTCCAGTCGGCAAACTCCACGACGCCTTCTTCTTTCTCACCAAACGAAACCTGCTTCAGCCCCTTAATGGAAGGTGGCTGCGCCCCCAGAAAGCCGACATGACGCAGGTAAAGCGTGCCGGGCTTCGGGTTGTTCGGTGAGTCAGGGAGATAGAACGAGGCGGAGACCTTTTTGAAGCGTCCGTTGCCCACCAGTTCGGCAAACTGCGGGTCGAGCTGGTCAGGCTCTGCCAGCAGATCGCCGCCGTTAAGCGACAGGGATTTCACCCAGCCCCACGCCGGGTCTTCCGTTTTGGGGTGGCCAATAACGAGAGGCGCTTCATGGACGGACGGGTCATAGGCTTTCACGCAGGCGGCAAGATCGCTTTGCGTGAACGGCAGTTTCGTGCCGTGCATATCGGTATGAGTACCGGCTTTAAAAATGTGAATGGCTGGCATTTTGCTGTCCCGCGTTACGTTGTCGGGGACAGTCTGTGGAAAAAGCGTCAGCAGCGCTTTTAATCTGCTTTAGAAAAAATCGGGGGTATCAGTGCGGGGAATGTCACGCTGCGGACGAATAGTGGTGCAAAGCGGGGGCTGTAAAGCCTTTATAAAGGTAATACAGCCCCTCAACGGCTGGCAATGATAAATCACCCGCCTGCAGAGACAAAACTCAGCGACGGGCCGCTGCTTCAAGATGGCGGACAATCGTATCGAGGATGGGGACAACCACTTCAGGCTGCAGCTCACCGTCCCCTGTCAGCGGCAGGAACGGACGGGCAGGAAGTTCAACGGACTCATTACGCCCCGTTTTACCACCGAACTGGTGAATCGGCGCATAAACGACATTAGTGCCAACCGCTGCCTGCCGGTCGTCATGGTCGGTTGATACTGACCCCATCAGACGCCCGGTATCCTGCAGTGTCTGCCCGTCGCGCTCTTCTGCTGCCAGCGAGGGAGTCCACCCCGGACGCCCCTCATCGAGAAAGTTAAACTGCGTCTCCGCCAGCAGGGTTCCGGCGATTTTGCGCATCGCGGGTTCCAGGTCTGTGGCAGCCAGGTCAAGCGCACGGAGGCTCCGGCGCAGGGATTCATCGTTAATGGTGATATTGACCAGGTTATCGGAAGCCATCGTTATCCTCTCAGTTCCTGCTGTGCCAGTGGCTGAAGCGTGCCCTGATAGCGGGCAAGATCAGGACGGTATGCTGCACCCGGCGCGTATGACCAGCCGACGTCGGTGGCCACTTTTGTGGTGCCGGTGTTGAAGGTGGCGACGTTCTGCATCTCGCCTGTTTTCTCTGAGACCAGCTTCAGTTCCCATCCCATGGCTGAGCCAGAACCTGACACCTTGAGGCCACGGGCACGCACATCCGCTGCGCTCAGGGCAATCACGCCACAACGGCAGCGCCAGCCGTTCGGCGGGTAGAACGCCTGCCAGAACGGGTCATCATAGCGCAGCACCAGACCATGCAGCGCCAGATGGCTCTTGCGGGTATGGCTGTCGTTGATGCCGGTATACATCCAGTACGGCCTGTCGTCGACGTTCTCCATCTGCTCCGCCCAGCGACCGGCGCTGTAGAGCACAGACATGTTGGTGCGAAAGATGGTGTCGAGCCGCCACGGGCTGCCCTGCTGGATGGTGACCGGCTCGCCCGTTACCGGGTCGGTGGTGTCACGCGGTCCCCACCATCCCTTGCGCTGCAGCTCCGGCTCCAGTTGCTGGCGGAACCAGCGGTCGGTCTTACCTTCATCCAGTGCCTGCTGCAGGGCACTGCGAATATCTTCGAGAATATCGAGGCGGGTCACTTTGGCGACGGTAAAGGCGCGGGCATGGGCATCCTGCCGCATCTCCTCCCAGTCCCACGTGAAGCTATACCCTTTGGACTTCAGGTAGTTGATAGCCCGTTTTGGGGGCAGCGTCATGCAGTACGCCAGTTCAGCCGTGGTTACGCTCATGCAGACGCCCCCAGACAGTTGCAACAAACATGATACGGGCCAGCCGTTCCTGCAGGTCATCCGCATTCATCTGCGGGTACAGTTCAGCCAGCGCCCCCAGCAGCTCAGACGGGTTAACGCCGTCTTTCACCTGGTTAAAGAGCGGTTCCAGCACCGGCGCAAGTACGCCGTTTAAGGTGCCACCGTTCATCAGAATATCCAGCGCATCATCGAGGTCCTGCTGGGCCTGAATATCAGCATCAATGGCCTCGGCGAACGACAGCGGCAGCGTGTTCTTCTGGCGCTCTGACGGTGGTGTCTCGTCAATATCGCCGTCCTGCAGCTGGTACTCACGCTTGAAGTATTGCGGGGTGAAGACCACACCGGCGCGGCTGAGTTTCTCGTCGCGGGTTGCCTGGGTATCATCGACTGTTCCCTGCTCCCACATCTTCCAGACGGGGCTGGCCACATCGCCAAAGTTCATCGATACCGCCATCCTGATGGCCTGATTCACCGCGCTTTCAACGATATCAGCGTCAGCGTCACGGATATCATCGGTGACCTCCAGTCCGGCCTGCGCGGAGGCTCGGTTACTGTTGGCCTCGGTGGTCTGGTTCTGCCCCAGCAGGGCGATGGAGATTTCACTGCGGGCAAGCGTAATCAGGTTCTGATAAATATCGCTGCTGTCGGCCTTGCCTGCGGCCTCCTTGATTTCAATGGAGGAATCGTCAGGGATAGCGGCCACCGCGTCTTCCACCATCGCCTCCATGGAGTCCAGCAGCAGGTCAATCTCACCCTGGGCCGTACCGCGCGGATGCTTGCCGATAACCCACGGTGAGCCGTACTTCTCGGCAAAGCGTACCCAGAATTTCATGCCGCCTTTTTTAAAGGTCACGGGCCAGAAGCACATCGACAAATCAGGGAAGCCATACGGGTTGTCGTAGGTCGCATCCTGACGCGGTACCACGAACTTGTTCAGCGGTACCGGCTCGCCTTCCAGCCCGGCGTCTTTAGCCCGAAAGCGCAGCAGGTTGTCATTGTCGAACTGGAACCACTCTGGCGGCTTACCCACGATATCGGCGATGCCCCAGGATTTAACAGAACGCCCCCACATGATCTCACAGGGCTGATACCCGTAGAGAACGGCGTCGGTCATCTCACCAATGATGCGGGACAAATCCAGATCGTCGAGCATATCCCGGATGAAGCTGAATACCCGCGCCGGGGCATGACCGCGCTCAAGACCACGCTCCAGCGACTTGACCGCTGCCTTACGCCTGCGGATGCAGCCACCAACCAGCGGGTCGGTACGCAGTTCACGATAGATACGGATATCCCGGCCCTGAGATTTCAGAATGGGGTCAGGGTTAGGCAGGTACATTCCCAGCCCGAAGAAGTCAATGGAGCGGCTGCGCGAGGCGATCTGCTCCGTCAGCGTTTTAGTGGGTTCGGCAAAAGAGACAAACTCATTGGGTGAAACCCAGAGTCCACGGGTCATCAGTAATCCTCCAGCATACGGGCCGCCTGACGACGACGGCGTGAGCTTGCCTTCACCGGCCCTTTGTTAATTTCACGGCTGGCGAAGTACGCCAGCGCCACTGCAATAGCTGAGTCACCGTGGCGTTTACCACCGTCAGCCTTCGCTTTTGAGCGCTGCTCCGGCACGCGGGGGACACCGTTCACCACCTGAACGGCCCGCAGGTCGTCCAGCGTGTCTTCATCCTTCGGTAAATCCACAAGGTTGCCATCTTCCAGCGCAGCCTTGACCGGCGGCATATGCTCGCGATACCAGTTTTCGGTAGGCATCACCTGCTTAACCCGGCTGGAGCCGTAGCGCTGCATAGCATATTCGGCGAGATAGGAGCCGTTACCACGGGCATCTAGCGCCGCGCCCATCAGGTTTGGCAGGCCGTCCATCAGGTACCAGGCGATTTGCTCCTGCTGTTTGAACGGCACGTTGCGCAGCTCCAGCACGAACGGCACGCGGCGTACCAGGTTCTTCTCCTGCAACAGGGGATAGTCCACCGACAGGTCACCGCTGCGGCCAAAGTCACGCCCTAAAAACGAGCGGGCATCGGCGGGAAGCGCCTCCAGCAGGGGTTTCAGATTCTCATCCAGCCAGTCCTGCGTCTCGCTCCAGCGGACGTCATCGGGCTTCAGCTCGTAGCCCTCCGGGCAGGTCAGGCGCAACACTGGCGTGCCTGCCGACATACGGGACTCAATCAGGGCGCGGGACAGCCAGGCTCCGCCACCGTTGGCCGGGACACAGTCAAGCTCCTCGGATGCACCGGCACCGTAGAATTTGTACACCGATGCCATCCACGCCTGCTCGGACGCTTGCGACCATTCTTTCCCGGTACGCAGGCAGACGCGGTGGAACAGTCCCTCCGACACAGCCTCCTGGAAAGTAATGCGGTGTACGCTGCCCCCCTGACGCCCGGCCCGGATATCACCGATAAGCGTATTGAACGGGTTATCGTCACCGTCATGGGTGGAAATAACGCGCACTTTACCGCCCCAGATAAGCATCGCCAGCGCCGCCTTCAGCAGCTCGTCCAGTTGCTCATGGAACGCCGCTTCATCGATAACGATGATGCCCTGACGGCCACGCAGGTTAGACGGTCGACTGGAGAGCGCGACAACGCGGAAACCGGAGTCGGGAAACTTGATGGTGTAGGTCTTGATGTGCTTGTCGTCTTCGTCCTCCTCCCAGAAACCCTCTTCGATTTCACTAGCGGCATAGTTGAATGCCCGCGCCCACATCGCACACGCCTGGATATATTCGACGGTCATGTCCTGGTTATAAGCGATGTAATACACGTTCATCCCGCCCGCAGGCGCTGAAGAGGCTGCGGTCAGCACGTCATCGGACGCCTCAGCCCAGGTGATACCGGTACGACGGCTCTTCTCAATCACCTTGAGCGGCGACGTATCAGCCACCCAGCGCTGCTGGTAAGGCATCAGAACGGCGGGGATATCCAGCGCCGAGGTATCAGGCAAAACGGGAGCAAGCTGGCTCATGTGGCAATCCCCAGAATTTCACGACGCAGCGCCTGTACCGCATCGGTTGACAGTCCACCCTTACGGGCAATTTTCTCGGCGTTGCTGGCCGCCTGCTGCGCTCTGGCCCGGACTTCAGACTGGAACTTCTTGAGGTTGACGGAAGCGCGGGACAGCGTTGCCACGTTCTTCGCCACCTTCGACAGCAGCGCCACTCGCTCTTTGGGGTCGACTTCGCCTTCTTCCGCTTCCTGCAGCTGGACGATGCTCTCGAACAACTCGGTCTGAATCAGGGCGATCACCGCTTCCGAACGTGCATCCTGATCGTCAGCCGCACCTTCGGTCAGCATGCGGGCCGCTTCAGTGGCCGCACGGATAGCTCCATAGCGGCGCTCAATCTTCTGGCCATAGCGATGGATAGCCGATTTGCTGATGACGTAACCCTGCTCACGCAGCAGGGACTCCAGCTCGTTATACCCGCTGAAGCCGGATTCAGTCAGCGCCCGCTCAAGCCAGCGACGCACGTCTTCCGGCAGCTTTTCTATCGTGCTGCGTCTGGCCATCATTCACTCCAGTACTTTTCCGGGCGGGCGATGCCGGGGCCGCATTCCACAGTGTACTCAACCAGATCGACACCAAGGCGGGTCAGGTCGGCAAACCAGTCGCCGGAGGGTTTTTTCTCCAGATCAACCATCTTGCGGTCAGCCAGATAATCCAGCTCACGGCGCAGCTCCAGCGGTGTGGTGTCCGGGTAGATGGCGCGGGACACGTCCAGCAGCAGCGTCTCGCTGGCGGTGTACGGGCGGGTTTTGTTCAGAGCAACCAGCAGACTCCAGCGCAGGGACTCCCGGCGCACGCGGGCGATATCAATCATTACGACCTCCTGTATGGCGGTACTGCTGTACCAGTTCCAGTTTGTTGTAGAGCGCGTCCAGCTTTGCCTCGATGACCGTCTGGCCCCGGATATAATCCTCGCGGCGGACGTAGTTCAGCGGTAAATCCGCCTTAAACCGCATAAATTCTTTTTCCAGCTCACCCCAGTTAGAGGCGGACTGTTGCAGCGACTGCTCAAGGGAGGCGAACCGCGCCGCCTGACGCTCTTCCGCCTTACTGAACAGCCACTTTGCTATCCCGCCGACAAAGCCCATAAAGCTGATGAGGAAGCCCACCACTGTCCAGAATTCAACCTGCAACGTCATTTCTGTAATCCTTCCCGTTCGTCCAGCAGACTGTTTATCTGGCTGCGCCAGCTGCGGCACTGCTTCGCGTTGTCGATGATGTTGGCGAGGACGTCACGCTGGGAGACGCCTGAGTCGCGTAGCCAGGCGTCAGCGGTTTCAGGTTGCCCGGACGCTGCGCCAGTGCCGGTGCCAGCGGTGGCAGTTGTGTCTGAATGACCGGTGTCGACGGATGCGTTGTCATATCCGAGCGCGGCGTTGTACTGGCGCACGAAACCGCGAGTAAACACGCACTCAATGGGATGGCTCTTACCTTTTTCATCAATCCAGCGCTGTGTGACATCGTTAATTTGCCCCTGTAGTTTTTTATTCTGGCTCTCAAGCTGAGCAATCTGCTCAAGGTAACCGGACTCAGCCTGCTGCCCGGCGGCTACCTGCTCCTGATACCGTTTTGCCCAGGCCCGTAGCGCAGCGTTCTCACGCGTTGTCTGTTCCGTTTTGTATGTGTCGAATGCTGACTGCAACTCACTGACCGCCTTATCGCCGTCGCGCGTAGCGTTTTCATGCCCGCTTTCGTAGCCCAGGTAATAAAGTCCAATCAGAAAAGCATTTATGACCACTGCCAGCAGCAAACTGCGCCACGGCAGATTTTTTAGCAGGTTAGTCCACACAGCTGCTGCCTCCCCATGTGAGATAGCGCGGAGCCAGCTCCCGCAGGATACGCTGCGGGTAGTGGCGGTTCTCCCGCCAGTTGGCAGCGCTGCGCCCGGCATTCACCGTGGCGACATGTCCAAACCAGCGAGAACTGTCCAGCCCCTGCTGTGAGGCCAGCCGCTTGTCCCGCTGTACCCAGCCCAGACCGCCGTTATAGCCTGACAGCGTCATGGCCATACGCTCGCAGCCGTTGGCGGCGCTGACGCGCTGCCACAGCCAGCGGTCATAGCTGACCAGCGCCCTGATGGCCCATGCAGGATTAAACGGCTCGCGACTGTTAAGTCCCGGCATCAGCTGGCTTATCCAGTCAGCAGTGGCGGGCATAAACTGCGCCAGCCCCTGAGCACCAACCGGCGAGACAGCATCAGGTCGCCAGCCGCTTTCCTGATGCAGCTGCGCGGCGAAGTCAGCCACCGGCGCAGACAGCCCCCATTCAAGCCGGGCATTACGGATCACATCATCGCGATACTGCAGTGCGGCCTGCGGTGGCTGGGCTGCGCGGGCCTGACTGAAGAAGCCGCCACACCAGAGCAGCCAGGCAATCACCAGGTTGCCTGCGAGCTGCCACCAGAAGCTGTATTTATCGTTGCGTGGTTCTCCATGCTTGATGGCGGTTACGCCCAGACCAAAGGCGAGCAGGATAATGAGGGTGATTTGAGGCCAGTTCATGGTTACAGCCCCGTCGCCACGGCCAGGCAGACTGCGGCAACAATCAGCGCACGGCGGATTAGCGCAGCGGAAAAGACCAGGTGAAGGCCAGTCTGGACGGGGAAGCGACCATCAGCCATCAGCCTGTCATCGTGCTTCAGGTACTGACCGGGACGGGCTTTGGGGAAAAGCGAACGGTCAAGCCAGTAGCCCAGCACCGCTGCCAGCGTGATGAGGGACAGCTTGTAAACAACCACAGGCAACTGCTGGGGCGAGACCAGACCGATGGTCCCAAGCAGCAGCACAGAGGTCAGCAGCCAGCCGCTGAGACGGGGCTTTTTAACAGGGGGAATGAATTTTTTAATGTTTTTCATGGTGCGTCTCCTTGTGTAGTGGAGACAGCATCACAAATGGTCGGGGAAAGGGATTTTAAACAGCGTTAATAGTGAGTCGATATACCAGAACCGCATGATGGTCATGAGAAGACAAATAACAAGAGGAATTTCAAATGAGCTGGGTAAAACAAGAGAATGGCACCTGGTATTTCATCCGTAAGCCAGGGGAGTCTTACCAGGAATCGCTGAAGCGGTGTATGTCTGACTCTGTACACACCGCCTGTGAAGAGGACTGGCTGGCACTACTGGTTATTGCAACTGATATTATTGCCGGGAGGCTGAATCCTCCAGGAACTTCAAAGCCGTTCGGTACCAGCTTTCAGCTGCACCCGAATTCTGAATCTCGCCCTCAAGATGCTGAATGAGATTCTCTGTTGTAATCGGTTTATCCTGACTGACAAGAGCAACAGCAGCCTTCCCAATAACGTGAGGTATCATTGATACAGCAGAGCGTTCAATATTTTTACGATCCCGTTGACGCCATTCTTCAATGAATTCTTCAGGGGATTTTTTTTGCATAATTACTCCATCGTCTTACCGAAAATACGTTGAACAACACGACTCTCATTAAACAGCGTTAAAAGTAATTCAGTATCCCGAAACCTCATCCTGACAGTGAAAGAACGACCAGCCCGGTGCGGTAACACCGGACTGGTCATCAACCCACAGGTATGCACTGTGAGCCGACCAGGGTTCAGTCAGTCTCGCGAGACCGGACTAGCCTGCCATATTTTCACTGATTGCAAAAGGCTTACGGATAATGAAAGAACAATCTTTGCCCATCGTTCCCTGGATTGGGGGTAAACGTCGTCTGGCTAAGCACATTCTGCCGCTGTTTCCGGCCCATACCTGCTATGTGGAGCCGTTCTGCGGGGCAGCTGCGCTCTATTTTCTCAAGACACCCAGCAAGACCGAAGTCATCAACGATATCAACGGGGAGCTGGTGAACCTCTATCGGGTCGTCAAGCATCATCTGGAAGAATTTGTCCGCCAGTTCAAATGGGCGCTGGTCAGCCGTCAGATTTACAAATGGTTGCAGGATACGCCGGAAGAGACACTCACCGACATTCAGCGTGCAGCCCGGTTCTACTACCTGCAGAAGCAAGCGTTTGGCGGCAAGGTTGCCGATCACACGTTCGGTACATCCACCACCAGTGCGCCGCGCTTCAATCTGCTGCGCATTGAGGAAGAACTGTCGATGGCACACCTGCGCCTGTCCAGAACGCTGATAGAACACCTGGACTGGCACCAGTGCATAGAGCGATATGATCGCCCGCATACGCTGTTCTACTGTGACCCACCGTACTGGGGAACGGAAGGCTATGGTGTGGAGTTCGGGCTGAAAAACTATGATCACATGGCAGATTTAGCGCGAAGGATCAAAGGGAAGATGATTATATCAGTGAATGATATCCCGGAAATGCGGCAGGCATTCAACGGTCTGAACACGCAGTCGGTTGATATCAGCTACAACCTTAAGGTAACTGGCAAACCCAGTCCGAAGAAAGAACTGGTAATTTGTAATTTTTGAAAGAGGTAGTTAAAGGTGGTGGTGCATCTGCAGCACCACCTAAACATTTAATCCTGCCTTGGACAAGTCCAATAATCATTATCTGGCTCAGGTGAATAGGCTTTCAAACAACCTGCTCGAGGGATCTTACCATCATCTGTCATAGGAACATTTTCCTTATCAAGTTTCACGGTCAGGTCTCCACCGGGAACATCCGTTTTATCAAAAAAAACAGCCTGACATGCTGATTTAGATATTTTCACTTCGTGGACATTATTTGATATGAACAAATAACAATTATGACCAGAGGCTATGTAGTCACTTGGAATATTATTTTCGTCTTTAATATGAAACTGCACCGTTGTCACAGGGCGTTCGCTGTCCTCGGAAACTTCGATTTTTTCAAAACTGCCCGCGTACTTATCCAAGCCGGGGAGTTGTTGGCGAATAAATGGTAATTCGCGATTTACAACCGGATTATCTGTTTTAACGCTAAAAACCGCGTGCTCCTTAGCTGTAGTGGACGTATCAGCAGGGTCGGTATTATCTCCACACCCAGATAAAACAAATATCAACGGTAAAAATAATTTGCGCATAGTCATGTCCTTATACCTCTAATGTTCTTAATAGGAACAGATTAACCCGTATTTTTTAATCTCTCGAACGCTGCGGACAACTCCTTAAGTTGTTTTTCCATATCAATCATTCGCTGTTTTTCCTCAGCGCCTCGCAGCAACTCTTTTCGCACCTCTGGCTCCAGTTGGTTGAGCAGCTCCAATATCTTCAGATCAGACTGGTTGAAATGCTGCTCCTGATTAGCTGGCTGTGCTTTCTCTCCCCACACAGCTTCCCCTGTACCAGTAAGTAGCCAATCTATTGATATGTTCAAATGGGTACCTAACGCAACAAGAGCTTCTGCATTAGGTTCTCTCTCTCCACGCAGATAGTTTTGAAGTGAGCGATATGGAATTTTCGACAAATCAGACAATGCTTTGATTGTCAAACCTTTAGCATCCATCGCTTCGCGCAATCTCTCTTTTATACTCATTTGAACATATCTCAATTTGACATACCCGTTTGGGTGCGTACAATAGACCCAATAGAGTACATCATAACCCAACAGGAACACGGTGCATATGAACAAACAACAAGTTCGGGCACGGCTGGTTGAACGAGGCAGTAGCTTGCGCCAGTTTGCGCTTAACGCGGGCTATGAGCCACGAACAGTCACCCAGGCTGTCAGCCGCTGGGCAGGCAAAAGTGAACTTCCACGCGGTCGTTTGACTTATCGGATTTTGCGAGACCTTTCAGTCGCAATAGGCAAAGAAGTTACCCCCGGCATCCTCAAGGAGGCGTCATGAGTAAACCAAATACATCAAGCTCAGGTACCCGTATTTTGCGTGTCCTTAAGGCACTGCGTGGTCACGCTCTGAACGGGGTTTCTAACGGTGAACTGGCATTGGCTCTGGGCGAGTCCCCAGCAAATATCAATCGGGCACTCAATACCCTTATTGAAGAAGGACTGGCGCTCAAGCTGGATAACGGACGTTTTGCCCCCGGAGTCCAGCTATTACAAATAGCTATGGCACATAGCAACGAAATGGCGCGGGCACAGGATCGAATCAATGAAATTAACCAGCGTGTTATGGCTGGCAGTCGCTAAGGAGTTGAAATGGGACGCACAAAATTACAATCAGTTGAATTAGTGGAAGATGCACCGCTGACCGATGGTCTCAGCGTCAGCCTTAATGCCATGACCGAACATCGCCTCGAAATCATGCAGCAGTTTGGTGAAGGTCTGCCTTACGAGCGTGACCGCATTGTCCATGAAACGAAGTTCTATATGGCGCAATCAGCAGAAGCCATGCTGGAGGCAGGTAAACGGCTGATCATTCTTAAGGAATGTGAACCCCATGGTGATTTTACTCAAATAATTACAGAGCAACTTGGTCTTGCAGAGAGAACAGCCAGATTGGTCATGCAAGCAGCTGTTAAATATTGCTCACCAGAGCTAGAGCCAAAACGGCAAGCGCTTGCCGTTTTGGGAAAAACAAAGCTGTTTGAGTTGATGACCGAAGATGACGAAGACCTGGTTGAATTAGCCGATGGCGGCACGATCGCCGGTATGAGCCTCGACGATATTGATCGCATGACAAGCCGCGAGCTGAAAGCAGCCTTACGTGAAGCCCGCGAAACCAACGCAGCACAACAGCGCGTACTTGCCGACAAAAACGAAAAAATCGACTCGCTCTCCACAAAACTGGAGAAGAAATCCCGTATCCAGCCGCCTAAGCCTGATGAAGAGGTGAAGAAGCTGCGGGCGGAAGTGACGGCGTTAGCGGTTGAGGCGGAATCTGCCATCGCCGTTCGACTGTCCAGCGCCTTTGAGACCCTGTGCGCATACTGCGCTGAAAACATGATTGATACCCCCAGAGATTTTATGGCGGGTCTGGTCTGCCAGCTGGAAAGCAACGCGCGTAGCCTGCGCTCCACATTTGACCTGCCGGACGAGCCGACAGGCAACGCCGCCCCTTCATGGCTGACTGACCCGACGCCACAGATTAACGGGCAGGAGGCATAACCGATGAGTGCCGCCCTGACTGAACGACTGGTTTATGTTGCCCGCGCGGCACGTGACGCGGGGCATGGTAAGCGCGGTGCAATATACGACGCCGCCTGCGCTGAACTGGGCATGTCCCGCGCCACCCTGCTGCGCAAGCTGAAGGAGGTATCTGTGACCGACAAACGTAAAAAACGCGCCGATGCCGGACGCAGCGCCCTGAGCCGCGACGAAGCCGCGCTGATATCCGCCACGCTGCGCGAGGCCACCCGTAAGAACGGTAAGCGCCTGTATTCCATCGCGGATGCGGTGGAGACCCTGCGGTCAAACGGCTTTATCACTGCTGGCAGAATGGACGAGGCCACAGGCGAGTTTTTCCCGCTGTCCGAGGACACCATCAGCCGCGCCCTGCGTAACTATGGCCTGCACCCGGAACAGCTTGACGCACCGGCTCCGTCATCCGAGATGGCCAGCCTGCATCCCAATCACGTCTGGGAGATTGATGCCTCACTTTGTACGCTTTACTACCTGAGCAACGGGCATAAAGGGCTGCAGGTGATGGACAGCGCGAAGTTCTACAAGAACAAGCCTGCCAACATCGCCCGCATCGCCAGTGACCGCGTGTGGAGTTATGAGATTACCGACCATACCAGCGGCTGGATTTACGTTGAGTACGTGATGGGTGCGGAGTCGGGTGAAAACCTTTGCTCTGTGCTTATCAACGCCATGCAGGAACGCGGCGGCGCTGACGTACTGCACGGTGTGCCGAAAATACTCTATCTCGACCCCGGCTCGGCGAACACCGCTGGCATGACGAAAAACATGTGCCGCTCGCTGGGTATCGACCTGATAGCGCACAAGCCGCATAACGCCCGCGCCACCGGGCAGGTGGAAAAGGCCCGTGACATTATCGAACGCAAGCTGGAGCCGGGTCTCAAGTTCCAGCCGGTTCACAGCCTGGAAGAACTGAACGCGCTGGCCGTGAAATGGCGCAGCCACTTTAACGCCACTGCAGTCCACAGCCGCCACGGTAAAACCCGCACGGATATCTGGCTGAAAATCACCGCAGAGCAGTTGAAGAAAGCACCTTCCGTCGAGGTATGCCGCGAACTGGCGGTGGCCGCGCCGGAAAGCCGCAAGGTCACATCAAAACTGCGTGTACCGTTCCGGGGCGCAGAGTTTGATGTTTCGACGGTGCCGGGCGTGATGGTTGGCGAAAAGCTGATGATTACCCGTAACCCGTGGCGCAGCGATATGGCGCAGGTGGTACTGACCGGCGAAGACGGGCACGAGACGTTCTTCCTGGTCGAAGAGGTCAGAAAGAACGAGTTTGGCTTTGCCGAAAGCGCGGCGGTATTTGGCGAAAACTACAAAGCCCTGCCGGAGACCCCGGCGCAGACGGCAGCAAAAGAAATCGAAGAACTGGTCACCGGCACGGATAGCGCCGCCGATGCAGCTGCTGCACGCAAGGCGAAGGCGCTGCCGTTCGGCGGGCGACTTGACCCGTATAAACATATCGACGACACCACGCTTCCGGCCTATATGCCGAAGCGCGGTCAGGCTTCAGATGTGCGCGGGCCGCGTATTGAGCAGCGTCCGCTGACCCATGTGGAGGCTGCAAAAGTCCTGCGCGAGAAGTTCAGCGCGAACGGCCATACCTGGACGCCGGAATGTTACCGCCAGTTAACGGCGCAGTACCCGGATGGCGTACCGGAAGCCGCGCTGGATGAGGTGATGGTCACCCTGACCACCCCGGCCCGCAATAGCGTTATCAGCATCGTTAACGGCAACTGAGGAGGAAGACATGCTGGTACTGAAGCAACAACTGAAAGAGGCCCGCATCCCGCAGGCGGTGGTGGCAAGAGCCGTCGCCGTTTCCGAGGCCACGCTGGCCCAGATTGTGAACCATAACGAGTGGCCCCGTACCAGCCCCGAAGAGGTGCGCCAGCGTCTGGCGTCCTGGCTGGAAAGTCAGGGAATTGATATTGCGAAGAGTTTTGATGCTGCACAGGGCGCTGTCACGCCCCGTACAGCGGGTACTACCGATAAAACCAACCTCAGTGAGGAAGAGAACATGTTACTCAAAAAGCAGGTGTTATTTCCAGCAACCAAAAAAGCGTTTGGCCTTTTCCGTGACCCGTTCGCCGATGAGGCCATGCAGGGCGCGGATGATGTGTTCACCACGCCGGATATCCGCTACGTGCGCGAGGCGCTGTTCCAGACCGCCCGCCACGGTGGCTTCCTGGCGGTTATCGGCGAGTCCGGCGCGGGTAAATCCACGCTGCGCCGCGACCTGATTGAGCGTGTCAACCGCGAGAACGCGCCGGTGATTGTTATCGAGCCATACATCATCGCCATGGAAGACAACGACGTGAAGGGCAAAACCCTGAAGGCAGCAGCTATCGCCGAGGCCATCATCAGCACCATCGCGCCACTGGAGAACATTAAACGCAGTCAGGACGCCCGCTTCCGCCAGTTGCACCGTGTCCTGAAGGACAGCAGTCAGGCGGGTTTCAGCCACGTTCTGGTAATTGAGGAGGCCCACAGCCTGCCCATTCCGACGCTGAAGCACCTTAAACGCTTCTTCGAGCTGGAGTCCGGCTTCAAAAAACTGCTGTCCATCGTGCTGATTGGCCAGCCTGAACTGGCGGACAAGCTGTCCGAGCGCAACATGGAAGTGCGTGAAGTCGTGCAGCGCTGCGAGGTGGTTGAGCTGCTGCCGCTGGACAACAGCCTTGAAGAGTTTCTGGCGTTCAAACTGCAACGCGCCGGTAAGCAACTGGCCGACATCATGGACGCCAGCGCAGTGGAAGCCATCCGCGCCCGCCTGAGCAATCTGGGCAGCAACCGTAAAAGCATGGTCAGCCTGCTGTATCCGCTGGCCGTCAGTAACCTGGTGATAGCCGCCATGAATCTGGCCGCTGAAATCGGGGTGCCGCAGGTCAACGCCGACGTTGTCAAAGGGGTTTAATCATGAAATCCATCACCGATATCAACCAGCAGATGAGCAAGGTGCAGTCCGCCATTATGGCGCTCAACGCCATGAATCTCACCGTACAGAGCGTCATGATTGCTGGCAGCAAACCGGTTATCCGTATTGCCAGAAACGGACATTGCTACTGTCTGCTGGAACAGGGGAAAGCGAGTTATACCCATGTTGGCCATGACGCATCAGGGCGCTTTCGCCAGGGCGTTTTTGAGTTGCATGGCTGCCGTATTACCTGGTCAGAGTCATTACATTAACTATAAGGTGAACAGAGATGAGCGAAGTAAATAAAGAAGACTACATGAAAGACCGCAAGGGCCGTCTGGTGCCAGTAAGCCAGATTTCCGATTACGACCTCGCAATGGATGCTTTCGTCCGGGAACAGGTTGCTGCTGCTAAGGTTAAAAACGCTGACCTCAGTGACTTTAAGCGCCGCGCCTTTGATGATTGCTATGCCTGGCTCGACCTGGTGGCCGAGAAGTACGGCAGAACGCGTGGCGGTGCCAAAGGCAATGTGACGTTTCCCACGTTTGACGGTAGCCAGCAGATCACCATCCGTGTGCAGGAAACTCTGACGTTCGGGCCGGAGCTGCAGATTGCCAAAGACCTGATTGACGAGTGCGTCACCGAATGGTCTGAAGGCGCAAATGCCAACCTGCGGGCCATCATCAGCGATGCTTTCCAGGTGGACAAAGAGGGCCAGCTTAATACCGGGCGTATTCTTTCCCTGCGCCGCGTCAAGATTCAGGATGAGCGCTGGAACCGGGCAATGGAGGCCATATCGGAATCACTGCAGGTGGCAATGTCCAAAACCTATATTAATTTTCGGGAGAAAGATAAACACGGGAAACTAATTAATATCCCGTTAGATATCGCTGCTATTTAATTTTAATTCACTTTCTTTTTATTCCGGCGTCAGCGCCGTGGGCTTCTGCACGCCGAAAACAGCATTGAGGAATAAATCATGTCAATCAAATGTACCAACTGCCAGAAAGGTATCACTACCCTGAAGTTCAGCGAGGCCAGCGTCATTACCTCCGGTAAGTACCGTGTGCCATCCGTCCTCATCACGCTGGTATGCCCGCACTGCAGCCAGCACTACTACACGGAAGTACCGGCCATGGAGTTTATCCCCTGCGAGGCAAAGAAATGAAAGCCCTGTTAACAAAACTTTTGTCCTTCGCAATAAACGTGTCCACGGGATTAATGGATCTCATTTTTTCATTGTTTGGCTGGTTTATTTTTTCCGTGGCTGTAGGGGCGGGGCTGACGCTTGGTTCATTGCTGGCCTTTTTATATGTTATCTACGGTGGATAATTATGAATATTATCGAAATATACGGTACCGCAAATGACTTCTCCGGTGGCTTTGATGATGACGGAAATCATCATGGTCATAAGTTGTTGCCATGTCCATTTTGCGGCAAAGACGACACACTGGAAATTTGTAATACCCACACTCCCATCTTTTGGGTTGAATGTGGATGTGGCGCAGAGAAGCATGGTGAATATATTGATGGTGCAGGAAATACCAGCACTAAGGTGGAGGCGCTGGCAAACTATACTAAAGCCCTTGTATCTGCAGTGAATGCCTGGAATTCACGTCCTCTTGTACAGTCTGTAGTGCCGGTAACTGATGCCGGGCCTGTTTCATTCGATACGCTTAATGCAGTTGTGGCGGAAGTTACTGGCGGCAACCAACACGCCTGGAATGCCAATATCTACAAGGGACATCAGGAAGTTCCATTCATCAATTACAATTCACTATCACGTATTGTTGAGAAGTTCAGGACTGCCCCGCAACCAACGCCGGAATTGCCGGATGCTATCGACGCCATTGTTAATGAGATACTGGCAGTAGACACCATCGCATCTACAGCAGCGATCAAGGCTATTTTTCGCATGAAAACCGGGAAAATGCGCCTCGATTCCACCGCCATTCAATGTTCTGAAAAACGTGGAGGGGATTATGCAACAGAATAATGAAAAGGTACTGGAGAAGTTAAAAAAGCTGCTGGCGCTGGCTAAATCCGATAACCCCCATGAAGCGGCGCTGGCGCTGCAACGTGCCCAGAAGCTGATGCTGGCGTATAACATCACCCAGGCTGATCTGGCGCTAAGTGATATTGATGAAAGCATCAGTAACTACTGGGCCGCAGGTAGCGTTAATCCGCCGCGTTATATGCTGGGTCTGCTGGATATTATCCAGGTGGCATTTGGCGTTAAGTCTATTATTCATTCCGGCTTTAAACCCAGCGTTGGTTTTTACGGTAATAAAGACCGGGTTGAGCTGGCCTCATATACATGGGAAGTACTGGCCAGACAATTAATCGTGGCCCGTAAAAACTATATCCGTCAGCAGAATAAGCGAATCAAGAACGCGACCAAAACCAGCCGTGGTGACAAATTTGCTGAAGGCTGGGTACTGGCTGTGCGCAGCGAGGTTCAGTTGTTCGCGATGTCCCGTGAAGAACGGGAGCTGGCCAGCCTCTGGCTTGAGCAGAAATACCCTGACTCAGAAACAACCACAGGCCGAAAAGCCGGGAAATCCCGCGACGCAGACGTGTCCCGCCACATCGGTTACAGAGAGGGAGAAAACGTCCGGTTGCATCAGCCAGTTAGCGGGCAGGAACAGCAGAAACTGGGAGGTGACTATGGCAGTTGAATTCTATATCGCTGTGCTGGTTATGTACTGCATGGCCGGTTGGTGCACCATCCGGTTGTACTCTCATATGGGATATTTTATCCGTTTCAGCGGATACTGGCGCTGGGTTGTATGGACACTGGTTTTTTCCTTGTGGCCTGTATCATTACCGCTTTTTGTTGAAGCGTTTGGCCAGATGATCAGGGAGGAAAACTGATATGACCAGACAACGGTTAATTCAGCTTATCCACATTGCCCGTAATGACCTCCAGATGGACGAGGACACCTATCGCCAGATGCTTCAGGGGCTGACCGGTAAAGCCTCAACGAAGGGGATGGATGTAACTCAGCTTAACCGTGTTGTGGAATCCATGAAAAAGAAAGGTTTTCGTATTAAGCCTGCCGGGAAAGTCAGGTCTGGCTTTCCACTGGATAACCATCCACAGTCAAAGAAAATCCGTGCGCTATGGCTTGAAATGGCTGCGGCTGGCATCGTTCGCGACAGTTCAGAACTGGCGCTGTCGCAATGGGTTAAACGAGAAACGGGTATCAGCGCGTTACGCTGGCTCAGCAATGAGCAGGCAAGTAGCGTTATTGAGAAACTGAAGAAGTGGCAGCGTAGGGCTGCAGGGGGGAAGCAATGAGCGACCTGAATCAGTTTCGTAGTAAAGGGCCGGAACTGTTGGTGGAACTGGCACAGCACACCTCTGAGACCGTCCGTGAGATTATCGATCTTGAACCTGCGATTGCCGATCAGATTGGTCAGGCCGTCGCAAACCGTATGATGCAGGTCTGGGGCGGGCAGAACGTCTATTTCCCTATGGGGATGGTCTGGAAAGTCAGCCAGCGAGATCGGGATATCTTCCTGGAGTTTGACGGGCGCAACCATCACGAACTGGCCCGCAAGTTTGGCGTTTCGCTTCAGTGGGTCTACAGCGTGGTTAAGCGGGTAAGAAAAGAAGAACTGGATCGGATGCAGGGAAAACTGTTTGATGCTGACCCCGATGCCGATACGGGGAAAAAGGAGTAA